GAATCCAAGACGGGCAAGCGATGAGATTTATTTGGAACTACCTTTCAAATACTTATCAAGGATTGAAGGATCAAACATTCTCAGTTGACGAATGTAAATTCAAAGACGAAACCGACTTTTTTGAAACGGTTAAGTTTGTGTGTGAAAGTGTTATTGAATCAATTAAAAACAATAAAGAAGATGCTTGTAATTAGTGGTAATATAGAAGACCTTATTGGTAAAGAATGTTTTTACCACGGATGCGATGAGGATGGAATTGAAACTCCGCCAGTTTTAGTAAAGATACTCGGATATTATATCGAAGTTGATGACAAACCACCTTACGAGTTGTTTATAAGATTTAATATTGAGCCAGTTGGAGAACACGATATGCGAGAATCTGAATTAGAGCATTTAAAAATTTGCGGATCACATAGTACATTTTTAACTTTTGACAATCACTTTTAATCTAATTTTTCTTATCTTTACAGTACTTTCAGAGGTCGAAGCCTGAAACGAAAAAGAAATTTAACGCCCAATACGGGCTGCGAGGAAAGGTAGCAAATGTTACTAATCCGCTTCGACCGCAGCTTGTATTGGGTTTTTTTGCATTATGATGTTTGAGTACTTTAAGGCTTATTGGGATTGGGCGGATCAGAACGCTGAAAAAGCAAATGCCACAACCGCTGCAATTTATTTCTACTTCTTGCACCTTGCAAACAGTTTGCGATGGAAGGAATCTTTTGGAATTACTGCGGGTCAAACTATGGCAGCCGTTGGTATTGGAAGTGTTAAAACTTACCGCAAACACTTTGATGAACTTATTGAAAGCGGTCTAATTGAAATAAGAAAAAGATCAATTAATCAATACTCTTGTCACGTAATTGCCCTACCAAAAATTACCGAGGCAGTGACCCAAGCGATGACCCAAGCAGGGGTCGAGCATCTACCCAAGCAAGGGTCAGGCACGTACCCAAGCAGTGACCCAAGCAGTGACCCCATTCATAAGACTAATAAAACAGTAAAAACAGAAAAGACTACAAAGACTAAAGGGGCGGATTTGAATAAGGTCTATTCAGAAAACGAATCAGTCAATAAACACTTCATCGAATTTCTTAAAAACAGAATCGAAATAAAGAAACCCGCTACACAACGAGCAGCAGATTTACTTGTCAGTGAAATGCGGAAACTTTACAAGACACCCGATGAAGCAATACAAGGAATCAATCAATCAATTATGAAAGGATGGACTGGACTGTTTCCAATCGGATCACAAAACATCAAACCCGAACCACCTAAAACATTCAACCGATCATCAGCGAACCACTACGTATGATAACATCACAAGAACTCGAAGAAAAGATCATTGCGATTCTGCTATCTTCAAACGATCACAAAGACGAAATAATCGTTCAACTCAAATACGAATATTTCACAGTCGATAGGTACAAGAAAGCATTTGAAGTTATTAAAAGACTTCATAAGAAACAGCAGCCTATTGACATTGCTTTCTTAAATCAAGAAAATAAACTTGCCAAACTTCTCGAACCGTCCGATCTAATCACAATCAGTCGATCACTGGATAAGGTCGTTTCGGCTTTCTTTGAACCACACGAAGCGATCATTGCAGAACTTAGAAACATCTACCTCAAATCGCAAATACATCAGATCATTACAGAAGAATCAATCGGACTGTACGACCGACACGATGCCACTATAACCGCTTCTGAAATGGTTAAACGGCTCAATGAACTTATGGACACGGGCATGAGTGTATCGAACATTATCACCACAGCCGATCTTGTTAAGGACGAACGGGAAGCATATTTCAGACGGCAAGAATTAAACAGACTTGGTAAGACAAGCGGGGTTGATACGGGACTAAAAGCACTCAACAGATTCACTGGCGGATGGCAGCCTGAGTTTATAATCTTAGCAGGCAGACCGTCAATGGGAAAAACAGCGCTTGCATTATTTCACGGAATCCAATCCAAAGAAGCGGGGATATACTTTAACCTCGAAATGAACCCATCCCAACTTTGTCAACGGCTTATCCTTCAAAACGCAACTGGCAGCATAGATTCTAAACGGTTACGGGATGGCAACCTTAATCAGCCCGAACTTCACGTATTTGAATCGACCATTGGCGAAGTTGAAAAGATGCCGTTCACTATCTACGACAAGCCCCGTTGCGGTGTTCACGAAGCGATCAGGGTTATTCGGCAACAAGTCAGGAAGGGACAGTGCAAGTGGGTTATTATTGACTACTTACAACTTATGACGCTCGAAGGGTTTAGAGGCGGTAACCGTGAAGCAGAAGTAGCTGAGATTAGTCGAACGCTTAAAGCCGCCCAAAAAGAACTGCAAATACCGATTATTGCACTATGCCAACTTAACCGACAAGTGGAGCAACGAGCAGATAAGAAACCGATGTTATCCGACCTTCGTGAATCAGGATCGCTTGAACAAGATGCGGACACGGTTTGCTTTGTTTGGCGACCATCGTACTACAACCTATCAAACGATGAAGGAAAGCCATACACCAACGAAACATTCTACCTATTCGAAAAGCACCGACAAGGATCAACGGGAACAGTGGAGTTTAGAAACAATGAAACAGTTACGACCTTTTACGATGCGAACCAAGAACCAATGACATCACACCTACCCGTACAAATCGAATCAACTTCACTAAACCACATTCGAAACGAAAATGAAGATTTACCATTCTAAAGAGTTTGTTAATGTTGATCTTAACAAAGCAAAATTTATCCTTGAACTCCAATCCCTAACCGATGCAGAACTCGCACATCACTTTCCGAAACTTGCCGCGAAACTTGATCGGGACGGGATTATTAAAGCGGTGGTGTTCGGGATTGAAAAATAAATTTTCGCATCAGTGTTGTTCGTGTTGTTTATTTGTGTACGTTTGTGGAAAGATAAAGCGATATGCCACGACAGAAAAAATACATTGAAGCTACTAAGCACCTGAGTAAGCGAGTACCGGCAAGTCAGTTACAGAAGTGCCACGAATTAATTGATGAGTACCTAACCCCATTTGAAGCACCGAAAGTAGAGTCGATTCCGATAACTCAATTTACAACGCAAAATCACTTTCACGATCCGAGCCAATGAGCGAAACAACTATTCAATTTGCATTTACTCATAAGATTTGTCCAATCTGCAAAGAGAACAAAGAAGTTGCAGAATATCCAACTTATTTCAGCAAAGCAAGAAACAAGCACAGAATCGGTAATTACTGCAAACCTTGTGGACGAAATGAAGCAAAGCCAAGAGCAATGAAGCACTATCAGGATAACAAAGAATATAAGTTGCAGTATTCCAAAGACTATCGGGCGAATCCTGACAATAAAGAAAAACTGAGCAAGATGCGACTGCACTTCAAAAAAAAGTATCGGGAAGAACTGCAAGATTGTTACATCAGGGATGTATTGTCAACCCGTTACGATATACCCGTTGAGGTATCAAGGGAAATGCCTGAAATAGTAGAAGCAAAACGACTGCAAATCAAAATCAGAAGAAAAATCAAAACCTTAAAAAATGGCTAAGAACAAATTAACTGACCTCAACGATCATTTATTTACAGCACTGGAGCGATTGAATGACGAAGAACTTACCAACGAGCAAATCGAATCGGAATCGAAACGTGCTGATGCTATCATAGGCATATCCGATAAGATCATAGCCAACGCAAAGATCACACTCGATGCAATGAAGTTAATGTCTAACGGCAATTTAGAGATTTCAGAAATTCCTGAAAGTTTTGGATTTAAAAGAATCAGTCAATAACCAACCCGTAACGCCCCGACCAATGACCGAAACGATTGAACAAGCGGCTGAGAAATACTCACATAAAAAAGGAGATATACCTACAACGGAACTTGAAGATGCTATATTCAAACAAGGATTTAAGGACGGCGCAACATGGCAACTCTCCCAACCGAGCCCGCATAGGATTTATATAACTCAGGTGATCGAGTTGGAAGATTTGTACAACTCAGGTAAGATAACCAGATCCCGCATGGTCGAAATCCTCAACGAGATCGCAGCGGGGAAGCACAAAGAAAGGATTGAACTTTAATACAAACGATATGAAAAAAATAAAACACGAAGTTTACTTGTGGTGGCTTAGAACCTTCAAAGTAATTTCAAATAAAAAGGCAAAAGAACTTGAATTGACACATAGGCGAAATGTTTATGGTGATGAAATAAATAAGTTGAATTGTCGGTCAATATGGACTGATTACAAAAGGAGGCAATATCGAGTTGAACACTTGGCTAATCTTCCCAAACAATAACACCCAAACATTCACCGAACCAAAAAACGATTGAGATATGAAAACCCACCTCACCCCAACCGAATCGCTCACGGTAGTAATTGACGGATGCGATTAATTCATTACCTTTGTAACGTGAAGATGCCGAAAGACGTAACACTAATTGAGATCATCGTATTTGTCGTATTGTTTGCGATTCTTTGCGGTGCGATAAATTTAATCGTGAATTGATATGGCAGCACCACAAGGAAATAAGTTCTATTTATTTAGAACTAAACATGGTCGAGATTATGCAATCGAAACACCTGAACAACTATTAGAAAACTACTGGGAATATTCTGAATGGTGTCGTAATAATCCATTGATCGAAATAGATTATCGAGGCAAAGACGCAACTCAGGTTGAAATACCACACATGAGAGCGCAAACAAAAGATGGGTTTGCTTTGGCTTGTGGGCTTTCTTGTTGGGAAAAGATTGATAAATACAAAAGCCGTGAAGGTTTTAGTGAGATCATTACGTGTATAGAAAGAAATATAAAAGAGCAAAAGTTTGGTGGTGCTGCTGCTGGTTTGTTAAATGCCAATATCATCGCCCGTGACTTAGGACTTACCGACAAGAAAGAAATTGATGCAACTGTTAACGCTCCATTAGTGATAACGCTCGATAGTGATAGCACTAACCAAGAAACAAAGTGAGGCGTATAAGGCGGCAACAAGTGGCAACTATCAGGTAGTAATATTCGGTGGTGCTATTCGTGGCGGCAAGACTTATTGCTTACTGACTACATTCATATCACTTGCATTAAATTACAGACGGTCACGTTGGGTAATTATCAGACGGTCACTTCCTGACTTAAAGCGAAACACTTTGCCGTCTTTCAATTCTTTACTTGACAATGGAGTAAGGCAGCACATTAAGTCTTGGAATGGTGACACGCACGTACTGACATTCTCGAACGGATCGGAGATTATGTTTATGGCTGAATCTTTTGAAACCGATAAGGACTTAAACCGATTCAAAGGATTAGAAGCGAACGGCTTTGGATTTGAAGAGATCAACGAATGTCAGGAAGCAGCGTTCTATAAAGCAATCGAACGTACCGGAACTTGGTTGAACGCAGACGGCAAGCCACCAATGGTAGTAATGGCAACCTTAAACCCTGCACAGAATTGGACAAAGAAGTTATTTTATGAACCGTATCGAAACGATAAACTCCCTGCGAATTGGATTTACATTCCATCGTTCATAACCGATAACAAGTACATACCACAAACCTACATCGATAATCTTAAGTCATTACCGCCCGTTCAATACGCTCGATTTGTTGAGGGCGATTGGGATGTTATGGAGGCTGTTGATAACCCATTCCTTTACAACTGGAACGATGACAAGCACATCGACAATTCAATTCAGTTAAACCTAAACCGACCAGTAATATTCAGCATTGACTTTAACGTAGAGCCTTTGTGCGGATTGGTTATTCAGATGGATGGGCGAGACACTTATATTGTCGATCAGATACGAATCTCAAACGGTGACATCAATAAGTTATGCGAACGTATCTTGTCAGTAGTAGGAGAGAATAGACGAGGATTGATTAAGATCACTGGCGATAATACTGGCACGAAACGAAACAGTTATTCAATGGAGAACCTTTCTGCATTCGCTTTGATTAAACGCACGTTGAGGTTATCAGACAATCAATTCGTAGTACCACGAAACCCACTGCACACTAACAGCCGTGTTGATTGTAATTCGGCACTCTACAAGCTAAAGATAAAAGTCAACGCCCATAAATGCCCGAACGCTGTAAATGACTTCAAGCGGGTTCGATGGGATGGTGAACATATCGTTAAATCAAACCGTAACGATCCCGATCAGCAAGCGGATCATTTGGATAATTTTCGCAACTTTGTAAACGCATTCCTTAAACCCTACTTATGATCTCAGTAGAAACCCATTCAAGCTACTATCTTAAACTCGTCACGCCACAACTCAACTATTTCTTTTCAACAAACTTCGGTTGGATATGTAAGGGGATGCCGTTTGAATTTAAGTCAATGGTCGATGACAAGAAAGAAATTAGCCGCCTTGAAATATTGGTACACGCACACGCATCAGAATACCAACTTAAACAATTTAATGCTTACCTTTCGGCAAAGAAACTACAAGTAAAAGCACAATGAGCGTTTGTAACACTTGCTTTAATGGCGGCACTATTCCAAGTTGTGTTGCTTCGATTCAATTTGGAACGGTTGAGGTTGATACGACTTACAACCTTTGGATTCAGAACAATGCTACTCAGGCGATCCGAGGCGCATCAGTTGAATCGGATTCATCAGGTGTGGTTAGCTTCGATGATTTTCTGATCGATCCGCGTTCGGCTTATACGCTATGGTTGACAGCCGATGGTGAAAGCCCGAATCAAACACGCATCGACATAACAGTCGGTGAAGATGTTTATACGTCCATTTGTTTCGATGTGGTGAAGTCGTTTGATAGTTTGGATGTTGTTGCAAATCTTACCGAATGAAACGCATAAGGAATATTCTTTACGGCTGGTGGCTGTTAATGATCGACACACCTGCTTCGTGGCTGTTAAACGCGAAACGAAAGAAACATTGTCAGGAATGCCCGTTTCGAAACAAATACTTAAACGTCTGTAATGATTGTGGGTGTTTCCTACCTGCTAAAAGACGAGTTGAAGAAGAACAATGTCCACAAGGTAAATGGTAAGATATGGCAACTTGGGTACGTCTGAAGTCAAACTTATCGCAGTTTCCAATTAGCGATGATCCGATACTTAACGAGGCTCAAAGTATTGACTTAGGCGAGGTGTTTGTCAATATAAACTTTGACTTGGTTACCGATTGGTACGAACACGATGGTAAGATTTACCTGACGCATTTAAACGACATTGAATACAAAATCTTTTATGGCACAACTGATGAAGTGGAAAAACAAATTCGCAAAGGCACTATCACAAATCTTTTCAAAACCAGCTAAACACCGCAATCAATCGATGGTGTTTCTGTTTGAAAAGGACGGTCACAAATACTATAAATTCCCTAAAGACACGAACCTACCGCTTGATCGATTCAGTGAGATGATGGCTTTGCAGGAGTTGTTATCTTCGGGATTGTCGGGTGGTGAAGTTGAAAAGATATTGGAGGTAATGGAAAAGGCTATTCACTCAGGACTTGCCAATCCACAAAACAGTGCAGTCATTTCAACGTGTGTTCATTTAATCAGGCAGCGTAAGAGTAACATTGTACACCGTGACTTACTGCTTAACATCGCTGCGATATGGATTGTACGCGATGACGAGCCAATCGAATCAATTACACTGGACATCCACAAATCTAAACTCGAAGTATTTGAGCGAATGACTAAGGAGGATTCGCACGGTTTTTTTACGAGTTTGGAGTTACCGCTTCTCGTTCCCTTAGTGAGTATGTCAGCAACAGACTTCAAGGAATTGTGGGAAAACAACGCCAACCAAATGAGGGCGTTAACGCAACAATTAACCTTGCTCAATTCGAACTTGGTTACATCAAGTCCAAAATTAAAACAGCGTTCGATGAGCAACTAATGACAATATGCGAAGGTGACGTGCAAGAATTTAAGGAATTGAAACGGTCGGACATAGCGACTTATTTGCTTAAATTTGAGGACTATTACAAGCGCAATGTCAAAGAAAGCAATAATTGAGTTAGAACTGAAGGCAGACGGCTATAAGGCTGATGTTGCGGAAATTCAGAAAGCTAACACCACTATAAGCGATTCAGCCACTAAGGCAGCCAATCAAGCGACTGAAGCCTACACACAAACTGGAAAGGCTGCGAAGGCTGCGTTCTCATCTACTGAGGTTCAAAAGGCTTTAGTGGATCAGAACAAATCCGTTAACACCTTGACGGCTTCATTGGATAAGTTGGCTAAAGAAGAGATCGAATTGGTTAACGCCAATAAGCAAGCGACTGAAGCGTATAAGAACAATCGGGCAGAAGCGGAAAAGGTAAGGTCGCAAATAGCACAACTTACTAAACAGACCGAAAGCTATAACAAGGCAAACGATAACACCGAAAAGAAAGCCAAGTCCTTAACTGGTCAACTCAGGGCGATGAAGCAAGAGTTGGCTTTGTTGGAGCAGGAAGGTAAAGACGGGACTGCTCAATTTCAGAACTTGGCTGTTGCTGCTGGTAAGTTAGAAGATCAGATAGGCGATACACGCGAACGTGTGCGAGTGCTTTCATCAGATACGTTTGTGTTCGATGCGGCTATTGATGCCACTCAAACTTTGGCTGGGGCGTTTAGTGCCGTTCAGGGTGCAGTAGGTTTGTTTGCTGAAGATAACGAAGAACTGCAAAAGACTATCGCTAAGACTAATTCTGCTTTGGCGTTATTGAACGGACTACAACAGATCAATGCTTTCGTTACTGGTCAAAGTGCATCGAAGTTAGCGATACTTAATATCTTTCAAAAGATAAACGATCAATCAGTTAAGCAATCGGCTATTTCTTATAATTTGCTTGGTCGTTCGGTTCAATTTACTTCTGTACAGCTAAATGTTTTAAAAGGTGCATTTGCTGCTATTGGAATCGGTTTGGTGATATTTGGTATTACTGAATTGATTTCTGCATTTCAAAAGTTAAGTGCTGAAAACGAACGATTCTCAAACGCTTTTAAAAAGTCTAACGATGCAATCAAGGCAAGTCAAGAAGGAATAAACTCACTTGCTAACATTGCTTTGG